GGCCTGACGGGTGATTTCACTGTGGCGACGTTTACGGGGGCGGACGTGACGAAGCCGGCGGGCGCGGTGTTGTCGCAGAATCCGGCTGGTGGCGCGAAGATTTCGCAGGGCGGCACGGTGGCGGTCACGGTCAACCCGGACGAGGCTACGATGCCGCGGCTGGTGCCGGCTCCTGGGGCCGGCGAGACCTATTCGGCTTACCTGGCGCGACTTCAGGATCTAGGGCTTGTCGGCTCCTCGACGGTGCTGACGGGTGACACGCTTGACCCGACGAAGGGTCCTAACGAGGTTGTCCGGGTCAATCCGCAGCCGGGGACGCGCGTGCAGAATGGGAGCACGGTGGCGACCCAGGTCAACCCTCCCGACGCGGCTCCGGCTCCTGGGGCGGCTCCGGGGTCAAGTCCGGCGATCCACTCGATTAACTTGACGCCGCTTCAGGTCGCGTCGCCTTGCAACGTGTTTCCGTTCGGGGTGCCGTGCTGGGTCGTCGGGGCGCTGGGCTCTGCGTCGGTGTCTGGTCAGTGCCCGAACTTCTCGCAGGGCCTGCCGTTTGGTCAGGCGGTGACGGTGGATGGTTGCGTGTTCGATCCGGCCGTCTCGATTTACAAGCCGGTGATGCTGTGGGCGTCGTTCATCGGCTTGGCGTGGCTGCTGTTCAACGTGGCAACTAACCGGGGTGGGGGTGATGACTGATGCTTTCGTTGCTTGGCAAGATCGCGGATTTCATTGTCAATATCGGGACGTTTTTGCTGAACGCGGTCATCGATGCGGTGAACCTGGTCATCGTCGCGTTGGGTGCGCTGATCGGTGTGGTGCTGGGTCTGCTGCCGGGGATGCCTGACGCGCCATCGATCGGCGCATCGAATAACTGGCTGGGCTGGCTGAACTATTACTTGCCGATATCGGGGCTCCTGGTCGGCCTGACGGTGTTCGTCGGCTTGTACTCCGCTCTGCTGGTTCTGCGCATCGCTCTGCGCTGGGTCAAGGCTCTCTGATGCGCTGGGTCCTGGTCCTGGCTGCCGGCGCGGGCGCGGCGCATCTGGCGGGGGGCGGCGCTGCGGGCCGGCTGATCGGCGCGGTCGTCCGGGAAGTCGCTCGTGTTGTCACCTAGCGTACAACATATGTCCAGTCTGTCGCCATACGCGGTACGGTGTGGTACACTGTCAAGCATGACGAACTCTAAAGCTGCACTTCCGAAGACGACCATCGCCGTCCGGCTGACCGCCGACGATCTGGCCATGCTTGACGACCTGGGCGAGTGGATGGTTGACCGGCTGCCGGCGCTTGGCGTGATCGATCGCTCCACGTCGCTGCGGACGGCTATCCGGCTGGCGCACGAGCACATCGTGACTGGGGCCGGCTCATGACTGCCACCATCGCTATCCGGCTGACCGCCGACGAGCTGGCCATGCTTGACGAACTGGGCGAGTGGATGGCTGACGAGCTGCCGGCGGTTGGCGTGATCGATCGCTCGACGTTGCTGCGGACGGCTATCCGGCTTGCCGTTGGTCGGGTCCGCGAGATACCGACTGGGGCCGGCTCGTGATCGCGCTCGTGACTGGTGCTCCGGGCTCGGGCAAGTCGTACTACGCGGTACGGATCATTGCTGACTCGCTGATGCGTGGTCAGCCGGTGGCGACGAACATCGAACTTAAGCCGGGTTGGGAACGGCGCGTGGCGAACCTCAATCCGCTGAACAGGCTGATGCCGTGGCGTCGGCGCAGGGTAGAGGAGCGACTGCGGGCGAACTTGTTTGTGACTGCGGATCTTGAGGAACTGTTCCGGGTGCGTGTGTCGGGGAAGGCTGAGGGCCGTTTTAAGATCGTGCTCGACGAGTGTCACAACTGGATGAACGCTCGGACCTGGGACTCAGATCCTACGGGCCGGGCGAAGGACAAGAACGCTGCCGTCAATGCGCGGTTAGAGGTCGTCCGCTTCTTCTCTCAGCATCGCAAGATCGGTGCCGACGTGTATGCGATCACGCAGGATGCGGCGAACATCGATCGCCAGGTCAGGACGCTGTTCGAGTACCACATCCGTTTGAAGGCGCTGCACAACTTCAAGGTCATGGGGGTCAGGATCGTGCCGTTCAAGTACTTCCTGGCGCTGTGGTTTTGGAACGACGGCGCGAAGACACTTGTCAAGCGTCAGGGCTACCCGCTGACGGGGATCCGCAAGATTTACGACACTATGGCGCTGTCTCACGGCCTGGAGGATCTCCGGGAAGATCGCGCGATCTGGCTCCCGCGCAAGCCGGCCGCGCCGGACGGCGCGGCACCCGACGAAGTCGGGCGCCGGCCGGCGCCGCTACCGGAACGGCCGGAACCAGCCGCCCCGACCTCCGAGGGTCCTGCTGTTGCGGCGCAGCCGCTAGAGGGCGGAGCCCGTGACCGTCCGGCTGACGCGCCGGCTGCTGTTGCGTCGTGGTCGGACCTGCCGGGGCCGGCTGCTGCCGGCCACTCCTCATTGCCTGCTGTTTCCGTCGCTGTGACGGTGCCATCCGACGCCTACGCGAAGGTCACACCTATCCGATCTGCCGCTGAGCCTCTGTCCTACAACGTAGAACGACCCGGCAGTAACCGGGTCGCTCTTGGAGGTACGACCGATGGCGCGGTCAGCAACTCCGTCACGTAAGACTAGCGGCGTCCCGGACGGGACGCGCGAGCCCGCGGAGCGGGCTCCTCGGTACGTAGGGAGTAAGCGTGGCAAAGAGGTCGCTGCGGTGGCTTTGGGGAGGCGTGAGCGGCGTGAGGGGACGTGGGCGTCTGCTGAGTGGCTGCGTGGGCACTCGGGGTTGCCTTCGGTGGCGTGCTGTCAGCTGACGCCTATTGCGGGTGAGGCTGGTGCGGTGTTGGCGCTGGGTGGTGGGCAGGCGCGGTTTCAGGGGTTGAAGCGGTGTTCGTCGCCTTGGTCGTGTCCGTCGTGCGCTACGCGCATCGGTGCGGGCCGGGCGACGGATCTGACGTTGGCGTTGCAGACGTGGCACGCGCGGGGGCACTCGGTCGCTATGGCGACGCTGACGATGCGGCACGCTCGCGGGGATGACCTAACGGACTTGTGGGACGCTAAGGCTGCGGCGTGGGCGTCGGTGCGTCAGTCGTCGGCGCTGCGGCGGCCGGTTGCGGGCTCGGATCTGGATGTGGCGTCGCTGGCGGGCTATGTCGTGAAGACTGAGGTCACTGACGGGGACAATGGTTGGCATTTGCATCTTCACGTGTTGGTGTTTATGCGTTGCGGGCCGGCTGAGGCGTCGGTGGGTTTGGACGCCTGGTGCGCGGCGGCGCGTCCGTTGTGGGGTCGGACTCTGGGTCGGCGCGGGTACGCTCCGGGCGACGAGCACGGCTTGCGGGTGGCGCTGATCCGGCGCGGCCATGAGGCGGGGGACGTAGCGGCGTACGTGTCTAAGGACGGGGCTCCGGCTGAGGCGGTCGCTCGTGAGATGGCGTTGGACGTGGGCAAGTCGGCGCGGGGGCGTCATCGCAACCAGTGGGGGCTACTGGGGGGCGCGATCGCGGGGGACGGTGTCGCTGCCGCGCGGTGGGCTGAGTGGGAGTCGTCGTCTAAGGGCCGGCGGGCGATCGTGTGGACGAAGGCGCTGCGGCGTGAGCTGCTGACGGTGCCGGACCTGACAGACGAGGAGCTGGCTGCGGTCGATGAGCCGGCGGTCGGCCTGGTCGGGCTTCATGGTGAGTCCTGGCGGGTCGTGCGGCGGTCCGGTGGCGTGTGCCGGTTGCTGGATGCTGCTGAGGACGGCTATCGCGTTGAGCGGGACGCGGGTGGCTCTCACTGGCAGGCGTTGCAGGCGGCGCAGGATGACGTGGTGGGTTTGCTTTGCGATTTCGGGGTTCCTGAGCATCGCTTTCGGGCGCTGAGGCTGCCCGTCCCGCTGGACCTCCCGGCCGTCGTGGGCCGGGAGCCCTTTGTTCCTACGCAACTGGCCCTGCACGGTGGACCTGACTCAACTGTCTAGGGAGGGCCGGCCGCAACTCGTGCAGGACCGGTAGCAACGATATCTACTCGAATCGAAGTAAGCGCTCGTAAGCGCTCATACAATATTGGTCCAGGTGCGGTTGCGTCGCGTGTGGAGCTTGTGCATAGTGGTCCCTGTCTAGGGAGGGGGTCTTGGTTGGCCTCCCATCGTTCTAATCGAACCTGTGAGGTCCACGAATGTCGCTCGTAGTCCGTTCTGCCGCGTGCACGATCATGGCGCGCGTGCCGTATTCTGACAACCCTGACAATCCTATGGTGTGGGGCAAGTCCTCCGGTGAGCATCAGGGTCGGCTGATCGAGAAACTGGTCGTTATGACCGATGACGGTCAGGTGATCGATAACTTGACGCTTCACCCGTCCGTGAACGGGGAGGCGGCACGAGGCGCGCGAGTCGCGCTGACGATCGAGGTCGTGCAGGAGTCCACGGCGGTGCGGTCCGCTGAGGGGCCTTCCCGCGATCGTGTCGGTCTTAAGAACAAACTGAAGGTGCTCGCTGCTGAGCCTGCGAAGTAGCGGCTTGGGTCATGCGGCGCGGACGCATCGTGACTTGGCTGGTCGTGGCGAACCTGGGCTTGTGGGCTGGGAACGTCTACGTCACTAGCGTGATCTTCGGCTCCTTCGGGGCCGGGGCATGAGGCGGCTCGTCGGGGCTCTTGTAGGGCTCACGGTCTTGATCCTCGGGGCTGTCCCGGCTTCGGCTGTGGACCTGGCTCCGGGCTGTCCTGCGGGACCGGACCTGGCCTATACGGGCTCCGACGATGCTGCTCAGGAAGCTCGCATGATCCGGCGCGAAGCTGTCGATATTTGTAACGCGCTGGTGGCGCAGTTGCACGGCATTAGGGCGGACACTGGGCCGTTGGCGGGGTCGTTGTTGGGCGTGCGGTCAGATGTGCAGGCGCAGGCGCTGGGGACGACGGGTGATCCGGTGCACGTGACCGGGTATCCGACGGGGCCGACGGGGCCGGCGGGTCCTGTGCCTGGGTCGTCAGATGAGTCACCGGCCTACGTGCGCCAGGTCGTGGCGGACGCTTCGCGTCAGGACGCGGCGGCGACGGCGCTGCACGGTGACTTGTGGATCCTGGCTGGCTTGCTGGTCGGGCTGCCGTTCGCGTTCTTCTTCCTGCGGGAAGTCCTGCCGTGACGCTTGCGGCTTTGACTGCTGGGCTCGACGCTGACGCGCTGGGGGCGGGATTCGCGTTGCTCGCGTTCCTGACCTGCGTGTTCTGGTGGGCGCTGCTCGGCTTGAACTTGCTCCGACGCTTGTTGTCTGAGGCGTCCTAAGTGAGCGCACGCATCTACCTGCCGGCGGCGTGCCCGGCATCTAACCCTGAAGGGGGAGAAGAACATCATGAGCATCATTCGGACCTACTGGGCGCGCCTCTGCGTCCTGACGCTGGCCTTCGCGGTCGGTGTCACGTCGCAGGCGTTGGCTCAGGCCACGAGCTACGACCTGTCGCCTGCGACGGACGGGATTGTCTCGCAGGTCACGAGCATCCTCGTGACGGTGCTGCCGATCGCGGGCGGGCTGCTGGCTCTGACGATCGGGTGGAAGCTGCTTCGCAAGATGACAAAGAGCGCCTAGCTCGTCCGTGGCGTCGGCGCGCGACTACTGCACTAGCTGTCCTGTGTGGGGCTGTTGCGGTAGTCGTGCCGTCCGCTGAGGCTGCGACCGCGCCGTATGACCCGGCGCTGTGGGGTTCGGGTTATGAGAACCAGATAGCTCGCGCGGTGAAGAACGCGGACGGCACCATGACGATAACGACGCGTGGCGGTGCAACTCAGATCCTGTCGTCAACGTCTGCGACGGCGGTGGACGCGTCGCTTGAGACTCTGGCGCGCTCGTATGAGGGGCCGGTGACGAACGGGTCTATCCCGCAGGCGTCGCGTGATGCTGCTGCGACCCTGGACGCTGCTGGTGACACGCCTAAGACGCAGGCGGTGAAACGTGGTTTGGCGGGCTTCGCTGAGAAGGGGGGGCTGCGCAAGGCGTTCAACCTGTTTGGTGGTGTGGCGGGCCTGGTCGTCGGCGCAAACGTGATGGTGTGGGAGCACAACCTGGGCTATATCAAGGACACGATCGATGGGGGGCCGGCGGGGACGGGCCTGGGCAAGTGCAACGCTACGCAGACGGCGTCACCGACCGCTGCGGGCGCTGCGATAAGTGCGACGGCGACGGCTCCGGCGATCGGCTACGTGCTGTTGTGCGGCACAAACCCGACCGCTCGAAGGATCAGTCCGGGCACTACGTCGGAGGATTGCGGCTATGGGGCCGGCCAGTCGGGTTTTGATATTGACGCGGGCCTTCGGCCTTTGCTTGCGCGTAACGCTTCGGCTCCTGCGGCGGACGGGTCGGCACCTTGGAAGGGCGCGGGCTGCACGTACGCCTACTTTGAGGCGTTCGTACCGGGGAATCCGACTGGTCTGACGGGCTCGCCGCCTACGGGCGCGCTTGCGGGCGCGCCGCCGTCTGCGATCGCAGTCGAACCGTCGTCGGCTTCGATCCGGGCCGGCATGAACGCTGCAGCCGGTTCGGCGTCGTTGCCTGAGGATGAGCGTGCGGCGTTTAACTATGCGGTGTCGAAGGCTGGGCCGTTGACGACGAGCTCCGGCGCGTCGTACTCGCAGAATGATCCGACGAGTAACGAGGTGACGGTGCCATCGTGTGCGGGGCTTGTGCAGTCCACGTGTGCGGCTACGTTGTCGTCGTCG